TTCATAACCTTGTGTGTGTACGCCAGTAACGAATACGTGGGCATCGTGCAAAATCGCGATGATGTGATCACCACTATCTACGACTTTGGTACAGTGAAAGATCTGGACCAGAAACGTCGTTACCTGGATCTAGCCAACACCTGGTGGTGGGAATCCAATCGGTCAATACCCATCAACATATTCTTACGTGGCGAGTGGGATGAATTCCGTGTGTGCTTACGCACGTTTGTGAACAAAGATCTGGAAATCTTGCACGGTCCTGTGTGCAGTTTGAATGATATTGCCCGTAGAAAAGGCAAGCGCAAATCAATCACCCTGGTTCGGCGTATTGATTAAATTCATGTGTAGCGCAACCAAGGCTGCATATCCTAAAGCATGAGCTTGCTTGAAAGAGTAGCCTCGACTGAGATCATTATCCCACACTGATTCAAATACCCGGGGCCAAGGTTGATTTTGAAGATGTGCTTTGCCTGGGCGTATCACTGAAATAAACGCTGCCATCCTGGGTATTGAATCAGGCTGCATTGATTTCAATAAGTCAGTATAGTTACCTATGTGAACCAACTGCCGGGCCCATTCAGGATCCGACCACAATCTTGACCAAGGTGGATCTGCCGACAACATCTGTTCATAGTGTGCAGGATCCTTTACTAAACTGTACACACTCATGTTCAACAAGTCTATCTTGAAGTAGCCACGAGCTTCAGCGGTTTCGTAGTCCAAGGCTGCACAACCCAACACAGGGTCACGTGGAATGTCTGTCACATAGATGCCGGAGTTGTGTCGCTTTCCATTGCTTTGTCGTGCGGCTGTGTGCTCAATCAGGGCCAGCACAGCATCTCTATTGGGCACATCGATGTCAATATCTGCACTCATATAAAATCTTTTATTCTTGGTAGTAATATTTGTTCGGCAAATGCTCGATGTGCATCTGCTTGGTAGTGACCTATACCCGGCCGGTCCTGGTAATCCAATGGAATAAATCCTTGTTGATTGCTCCAGCTGCAAAATGCAAAGTCATTGAAATCGATGAATCTAGCATCTTCCAGGATCTGTTGTTGGAAAAAATCTAATAGATAATCTGACTCCAACTGTTCTAGTTTTACACAGTTAAACACTAAAAAGTCAATGTCAAGTCGATCCAACAATGATCTCAACATGATTAGATCACACAATAAATTTATACGCTCAGCATAAGGACTATAAAAATATGCCCGGCCTTCGGTATATTTTTTGTAGAATTTTTCTTCTAATCGATTTGGATTATCACTACCAATGGACACCCCTTGTAATAAGTTTTCTCTCCAGTTCAGCTGCTCACTGAATAAATGAGTTGCAAAATTACTTTCTTCAGGACTTGATGGTTGCTGATCCTCTATCCACAGTTCAGATCTTATCTCAAAAGTCAATCCAATCAATGCTATGGTTTTTTGTTGCGGATTTAATTGTCTTTGCTGTATCATGTCATGAACTGTGGTCCTGATAATCCGTCGATTACAACAGCCCGATATAGCACGATTCATCGCATATGCATGCACATGCTCACTAACCACATGATCATATGTTTTGTTTTTCATTGACGGATGATACCCTGGGTTGCTAAAACTGTCCCCATTGCAATAGATCATTGGATGCATTATGTCTGCACCAGGAGTGTGATCATGCGTAGTTTTTCTTCAGCTTCACGCACTGCTGCCAACTGATCAGCCACAGCAGGATGCTGTTTAGCCAATTCTTTTAACTTGCGTTCTTCTTCACGCTTGAGATTTACCCAGTCCAAGGCCTCTACAGCATCCGGTGTTAAACTCACACTGGACTCGCCCATTTTGAGACTCTGCCACATCTGGCCATCATACACTTCCATGGTTTGATTCCCAGTATTAAATCTTAGATTGCCAACGCCCTGTGCTCCGCTGTAATTGTTCATGTAGTTGCTCGCGCTGTTGGTGTAAACCATTAGATACTTTCCACCGCCATTCACATTCTTTATCATGTTACCATCCTGCTTGTGTTAAAATCTCTCGTGCGTATTCCTGATCTGCCGGGTAGTCCACAAACTTCTTCTGCCATATGTCTGAATCAATGTAAGGCCATATCATAGCCACTTGCTCTGCATTGAGTTCACTTAAAAACTTCTGTCCTGATTCACTATTGTAGATCACCCAAGCACTGATCCTACCTGTGGTTATTGCATAGCATGTGGCATTGGCACTACCATATCGCAAACAGTCATGTGAAGGTGCAGAACTCTTTTCACTCCAGTCAATCCCATATTCAATGGCTCTGGCCAAGGCGTCATTTACAGTTTCTTTTTGTACATAAGTTATGAGATACTCTGTGTATAGCCGATCGCTGCACCAGTTGTCAATTTTCTTGTTGCCGTTCAACAGCCATTCTATAAATCTTGAGGGATTGATCACCCGGGCACCCACACAATATCTACCCCATTTCACAAATGCTCGGTAGTAAGGTGATGTAGCAAAGTCGTCCCAGGATTTTAACTTAGCAGAACCTTGAGTGTATTCGTAAAACTTCAAATAGCCTTGTAGACCCAATTGCACGCCGCGTTCACTAGATTCTTGATAGCGTTTCTTTTGTTCACACACATGTACACTCAGTGTGGATTCCTTGCTGAATGATCTAGCGCAATACTTGCATGTGAAATTACTTGTCGTTTCCATGAGCACGTAGTAGTTTTGCGACTTCTTTTTTGTCTGTGAGTCGAGCCATCAAATCAATCTCATCATCCTTCAAGTGTGGGTACAACTCACGCAATTGCTTCTTTAATGCAGAATCACCAGCTTCTTTCTTTTTGAGTGCGATCCAGCTGTGCTTCATTGATCCCAGTCCTGGACTGGCTGCTGTGGCCATGAGCCATTGCAATTTGGGATGTCGATGCAAGGTAAAGAAGTGCTTGTTGAGATAATGATTTACGCTCTGTACATAGTATTCTTGTATTTCTCTGTTGCCATCTACAGCCGATCCCCAACGCACCATGAGGAATGTTGAAAACTTCTTGCGTTCTTCCGGGGTCAGTTCGTCGTAGAATGCACGGTTCTTTGCGTCCAATTGACGCATCTCATTGCCAATGTTTAGTTTATCGCTCATTTTGTTTTGGTAAGATGATAGATCATTATAACACGTTCCAGTGCATCCTGTAAAGCAGGATTGGTAGGGGCTGCTCGTCGAATATCACCCCACAACTTGGATTCTTGTATTTGTTCACGCAATGGCATGCCGAGTGCGGTCCTGGGATCATACGCCCAGCCAACTTCTGTTCGTGTGGCCGGATCAGCACCTGCTTCGCGCTGATACACAGTGTCACCATCACGTTCATATATCAGTGTGGTACCTGGCTTGAGCTGTCCCATTACCAGGCTCGGTTATAGTCTACTATCTCGCAGTTGCGACTGATGTCTTTCACAAAGTACACACAGTCTGGCTGCTCTGCATCATTGATGGGCACACACAACATCTGTCCATTCTTCAGTTTGGGTGCATACCAGGCCACTTCTTGATATACATCAATGATTTCCAATGATGGAAAACTTGGTCTGAAACTGCTGAGTGGATTGAATTGAAAAACTTTGAATCCACGATCATTCACACTGGTGAGAGGAAGCATTTCTAGATCACCCACGTCAGGTTCACCAATCAAGATCTGCCAATCCACAGGCATCTTTATCTTGAAATCACCTATTTGCAATACCAGTGCAGGTGCATTGAAGCTTTCTAAAAAGATCAGTGGAATATAATGATAGTCTGGATTGGCTGGATCGGAGTTGTCCAGGATGGCAAATCTCATGTCGTCCACTTCTTCAGGTAGGTGATCAAGATCGTAGGGTTTGTTGTCTAATGTAAGGATACGCATGAGTTTATTGTATGTGTTTTGTCAGCTAAAGTCAACCATTGAGAGTATGTGCCGAACTTCATCGGCCATTCTTTTTTGGCACGCAGGATCATCGTTATGAAAACCTGGAATCATTTTGAACACATGCCCATTTAGATTGCTGCATCGCCTGGCAGCAAAATCAGTCACAATGTCTGCTAGGATTGCCGGCACTGGATAACCTGCTTTGTTGGCTCCATGCAGGCCATTCCAGTTGAATGCATAGGGAATTTTCCTGCGTTCACATTCAAGAAACATGCTTTTGGCTATGAGCATGCTTTTAAAAGTATTCATAACATCGTCGGTGGTGGCTCGAAACAGATCCGCTGCCAACTGTTGATCCGTGGTCAACGCACTGCTGGAACTGCTGTACCATATGGTGTTTTCATACCCAGTACCGGGCGCACGTCCTGGAGGAATAACAAATTCAATCCTGTCCGGCATGGTAAAACCCATGACCACTGCGTCTGGATTGAGTTTTAGTCCTTGCACAAACTCATACGCAATGATTGCATTGCTGCTGCCTGACACACTACGCATGATTACCGAGTATTCGGGCAGCATCTCACTCCAGTGTTCACCAGGATATCTTGGATCACGTGTCATGAAACTATCGCCCACTACTAATAATTTTTTCATTGCCATGATAATTTCTCCTGTGTGTATGGATACTCAGCTTCATTGTAAAAGGTCTTGCGTTTGGCCAAATGGCGTTTGCTAAATCTGCACGTACTGGTAATATCCCAAATCTGCACATGATCTTTGTCTTCGGCCTTGCGGATGCCACGTCCAATTGATTGTATCACTCGAGTAAAACTCTTGCCCGGTTCCAGCATGACCAAGTTAAAGATTCTTGGTATGTTGATGCCCACTGCTGCCACCCCATATGTGGCCACAATGATTTTGTCTGTGCTGATGGCCACTTCGTCGTATTCGTCCTGCCTGTCCTTGGCCTTGGTTGCTCCTGACACAAACACTGCACGATCACCTAGTCTTGCAACCAGCTCATGCCCTGCTGCCACACGATCCACCAGCACCAGTGTGTTGCCTGTTTCATTCACTTGCAGCACCAACTGTGCAATGGCATCCAGTCTGCCGGGTTCTTCCAGGAGATATTTCAATTCAGCTTGATAGTTTTTGTGTTCAACTGTGTCTACCAATTGTACCACATTCACATGGCACTGTGCCAGCACGCCGCGATCTTGTAGTTCACTGGCAGCCAGTCTGGATATCACAGGACCCAGACTCACCAATAGACTTTGACTTTCAAACAGTTCTTTGGGGATGGTTCCTGTCAAACCCCAGCGAATTGGCACTGCGGCCATCACACCTGTGAGCAAGGTTTTGAGTGCATCTGCTTTGGCCATGTGTACTTCGTCCACTATCACACACACCACATCTTGTAAAAACTCTTGTATGGTACAATCACCTATGCCATTCTTGGTGTTCTTTAACAAGTTGTTTAGACTTTGCCAAGTGCAGATGGTATGCGATCTTCCGTATTCTTTTCTGTCACCAAAATACACACCCACATCCAGATCCATGTTGATGTAGTCTTTTTCAGTTTGTGTGACCAAACTCTTGTTGGGCACAATCACTATGCTACGACCGTATTTGCTGACTGCATCACTCAGTGCTGCTGTCATTATGGTCTTGCCTGCACCAGTGGCCACTTCCTGCAGGCATTGCGGATTGGCTAGGAAATTGTTCACAATCTCCACTTGATAGTCACGCAACAAGATAGGATCACCCGCTGCGGGATGACCCGGAGGCCACTTGCGATCTTGATATGTGGTTTCTGTCACTTGGTCAAATTCAAACGTGGTAGTGTACTCGCGTTGATCGTCCAGTTCAATATCGTAGTTGTGTTTTTCCAAGATAGGAACAATGTCCGGCAAAAGATTCACATAGGTACTGCCGCCCAATTGGAAGTAGGCCACTTTGCCGTCCCATCGACCTAGCCGTACTGCTGGTAGATAACGTGCGTAAGGTACATCGTATTTGAACTTTTTAACAAGTTCTCGGCGTACATCAAGATCAAGGCCTTCAATTTTGATATTGACTTCGTCACGTATGGTTATAGTTGCTCTTTTCATTTGATATATTGTGCCATTTCAGGAAATGTGTCAGCGAAGTTTAAGCCTCGATATTGATCGTGTTGATGTAATCTTTTGCAAAATTCTTCAAAATAATTGTGATTGTCCGAGTCATCTATTAACCCTGCCCAAATTTTAACATCATCGTGCTTGCTGGAGATTAGATTTTTTTGTATGTTATCTCTGGCAGAAGGTGACCAAACTTCTGGTCTCATGTGTGCTGGATCATGCACCCTGCCCAACCAAGGTCTAGGCAATCCTATATTGTAACACCAATCAAAGAATTCGTCAAGGTAAAAGATATTGTAAGCACTCACAGTATGGCTTACGCTGAGTCTAAAATTCGGTGTTTGTTTTTGTATATAGTTCTGAACATTGTGTTGGGTATCATTCCATACAGCCGGATATCTTATGTATTCATACCTAGCACCAATGCCATCTATGCTGAGTTGCATATCTATTTCACGAAAGTGCTGCCATAACTCCCACCACTCCGCATCAGGAAATACAGTTGCATTAGTAGTGTAATGTAAAGAAATGTCGGCGGCTCGACCCGATTGTACATAATGAGTCAGCAGTTTCTTTTGCTCCGGAACTCCGCTTAGGAATGGTTCCCCGCCGGGAATATCTAAATGTATAACTCCCGGTGCTTGAGACACAAATGTTTCTATAAAGTCATGTCTATAAAATTTTACGTGTTGAAAATGTTGGCTGTACACATCAAGATATTCTTCGCGCCACCGACTGCTGCTGTAGCTGCCACAGGTAATACATTTTAAATTGCATGTGTTTCCAAATGCAATGCTGGCAGTTAGCCATTGATTGCTGTCTAATTCATAGTCAGCATAGTGCTGATGCCACTGATCATGATCCAGTTGACGTTTGCTTTTTATGTTGTTCTGTTCTTCAATTTGGCATCTTACGCAACCAGTGGGCCATCGGTCTTGCTTGAATTCTTGTTTGATTTGCTGCAAAAAGGCACTGCCAGAATATTCAGCTAAAGAATGAGTTTGTATATTGAATACTGGATCGGCGGCATTGGGTTGATATTTACAACAAGGTAATAATTCGCCTTGAGGGCTGATATCAACATTGGTCCACGGAGCATAACAAAAAGGCATAGTGTATATAGTAACACATGCTGAATAAAAAGTCAAAAAGACAGGCACCGAAGTGCCTGTTAAAAAATCGCCGGGCTAGAAATTCACTGCGACTTTGTTATCGCGGATTTACTCCGCAAACCTTAAAACATCATGTTCAATACGGTGGCCAAATTCCATGCGCTGAGACATATCCAAAACCAACCAAACG